ATCAAAAATTGTTCCGCCACGAGGCGCAGTCTCCCAAGTCGATGGGATGTCGTTCGGCAAAATGGAAAGCTCGTACCCATCACGCGACTCTGTTGCAGTGATCTTGAAAGCGCCACGGTCAAGCGCAGTCTGCACTGACCTCAAGGATGAATGCGCAAGAGAGACCGTCGATGGAAGCCCCGCCACGCTTGCAGAATCTCCCCCACCAGAACCAGCGAAGCGGCCGTGATCGTCACGCTCCTGGTCATCGTTGTACTTGATGCGAACAATCACACGCTTTGAAGGCGGCACCCACTCATCATTGACGATGAGCCCCGCATCTACAGCGTGCCGGTACACAGGCAACGCTCGAAACACATCGAGGTCTGGCGCACCGCCCATGAACTCAGGGGACTTGTAGGGTGGAAGGTCCCACGTCGTCTTCAACCAATCGGCGTCATCGAGGTTCTCGTCGATGTCCGCCACGTCGCTCACGGTCTTGAATGCCTTCTTGGGTTTGAAGATTCGCGCCAACTCGTGCGACTGCGTTTTGCTGGCGTCTGTCACCACAGCATGAGTTTTTCCTCCGAGCACTATGAACTCGTGTTCGTTTTTGCACCCCGTTCCCGTCAATGACGTGCTGAAAATCCTGGACGCTGGCACGCGCGTGTAAATCACTGCCGATCCCACTTTGGCTTCCCCAAACGCAAATTGGCGGGCTTCAAGCATCTGCGATGTGAAAGAAGACAGAGGATGCAATACCACATCCCTGACACCCGTCACCAGATGCTGCTTCACCCCACGAGCCAGCATCAAATCCTTGATTCCTTTGGACGCAAGGTCAGCTTGCGTTTGCTTGTAGACCTCTCGCACGAACGCGCGTGTCGCCCTGTTGAATGTTGCCGATGACACTTCCGAAGGAACCGTGCCAAGCATAAACAATGCATCCCCCTCCAGTTTTCCCGGAGCAGCGTGTTCATACATCGGTGAACGCGCAACAGGATCAGCAACCCCTTTAAGCTCGAACTCCTGTTCCGCAGCCCTCTGAATGCTCAGACTCAATGCGCTCGAATCCGCAGCGGACAGAGCCCACGCTTGGACGAATGTCGATGCCAGTACATCTCCTTTCTTCCCTTCATCGGCCTGCCACGCAACATGGGAATCAACAAGAGCTTTCCAATCAGGGTTGCTTTTCAAAGCCTTTTCCAATTGCTTGCTGACTTGTTTTTTCAACGCTGCCGGACCCTTCGCTCCGTCAAAGTATTTGTCAGACTTGGACAGAGCAGCCTGCACCGGCCAACTAATATCATGAGGAGTCGCAGGCGAGATGTACTCGTCGGCAACCACAGGCAGAGAAGGACTGCCAGGACCAGAGAAGCGACCGTGATCGTCACGTTCCTGTCCCTCGCTGTACTTGATGCGAGCCACACGCACGCGCCACTCATCATCAACGATGATGCCTGCATCCACGGCGTGCTGGTACACCGGCAATTTTCTGAACGCATCCAGATCAGCAACAGCATCCATGAACTCAGGAGACTTGTAGGGCGGAAGGTCCCATGACACCTTAGACCAGTCTGCATTGATGAGGTCTTCGTCGATGCTCAATGCCGCGTTCACGGTCTTGAATGCCTTCTTGGGTCGTTTGAAGACATCCGACAGAAGCCCTCCAACCGTTGCAAAAACAGAACCCGAATTATTCCCCGACTCCACTTCATGCCCAGTGGGAATATGGTCGTTGTAGATTACGACTGCCGATGTCTTCCCTCCAAGCACCACGAACTCATGCTCTTTCTTGCACCCATACCCCGTCAATGGCGAACTCAACACCCGGGACGCTGGAACACGCGTGAAGATCAAAGCAGCGCCTTTCATGTTGCTTGCGAAATTTTGAGCCTCGGGGATATTCGACGTAAAGGAGGACATAGGGTGCAAGACAACATCCCTGATTCCATCATCGTTTTTCCCTTGCACACCACGAACCAACATCACGTCCTTGATGCCGTGCAACTTCAAGTCAGCCTGCGTCTGGTTATACATCTCCCGCAAGAGATCACGAGTCGCAGTGCGAAGCGTTTCTAGATGCTCTGGATTTAAGCCAAGCTGCCTCCCTTCCCAGCCAAGCGAAAAGCGTTGCAACCCCGGGTCGGGATCACGTGTAGCATCTAGACCAAATTCCGAGGCCGCGCTTGCTTGCATGAAAATACTGAGAGGGTCTGAATCAGCGGAAGTAATGGCCCAACCCTGAAGTAACCGTGACGCAAAATCTGCCGACGCATTGTGAGCATCCAGAGCCGATGCCATCGGCAAGTCAAGACCTCCACGGAAAGCCACAAGCTCTCTCCATGCCGGGCTCGTTTCCAACAGAGCGCCCCCCAGTCTTGAGCTAACTTGCGCCTTCAATGCTTGAGGCCCATGAACGTCCGAGCGGATGTAGTCATCCGCTACATTCAAGTGAGTGCGCAAGGGTTCCGTGTGCCTTCCATCACCTTCCGCCGCTAGATTCAGATAGTCATCGGCAACCACAGGCAGAGAAGGACTGCCAGGACCAGAGAAGCGACCGTGATCGTCACGTTCCTGTCCCTCGCTGTACTTGACGCGAACAACTTTCACAGCGTCACGTGCGTTACTTGCAAGGCCGCTCTCGCCCACACATCTGCCATGGGCGCGTCCGAATAGCGAGGGAAAGCCGGGATACCCGTGGTCCAGTGCAAGAGCTTGGCATAGGGGTTCTCCCCGTGCTCATCGACCAGCCAGTTCCATTCCAGCGGAAGCTCCCCCAGTTGTTGCGGAGTACGCACGAACTTGAAAGACTGCAAATCTTCTCCTGTCATTCCACGCCCCACCATCTCCGGCGTCAAGTCCCTCCAAGAGAAGTGCGAGCAGTTGATGAGCATGAGACTGCTCCAATTCTTCCGGTCGTAATCCTCATTGATCGACTCCATCGACGTGCCCACGTACTTCTTCGGGTGCCGAGTCGAGTAGTGATGCTTCACCACTTGCACTGCCTTGTGATGGTCCCGCAGTTCCCACAGCTCTGCGATGTCACCGCGCATCACCATGTCGGACCCATCGGCGAAGATTGCCCAGCCCGAAAACGAATTGAGAAAGGGCACGAGGAACCGAAGGTAAGTGAAAGCGTTGCTGCCGTCCCTGTGTCCCGACTTCCACACGCTGCGAAGCATTGCTTGATCCAGAGGCGTGATACTCACAGGCACCGATGCGCTGTGCAAAACGGAAGAGACGAAGGTATGAAAACCAACTTCCGTTCTTGGGTCAAATCCGGCGTACAGGTTGATCATTCAAACTCCCCGCTAAAAAGCACTGCCCCAACGCAGCGTTAAAACGCTTGCTAGCAGCGTTTTTAACGCTCCCCAGCTACCCAGCTACGTGCAAGCGTTAAAAACGCCCCCTACGCCGCCCCCAGCAAATGCCGGAAAGCAGCGCCCGATTCAATTTCACCAAGCTGCCACATCGCCCAGATGAGCTTGCGGAACATCCCGAGCCGTGCTGCATCGTCCCGCTTCGGCGCCTTCCCGAACTCGCTGATGGGGAGCGATGCTTCGCGGCCAATCCAGAAGGCAAGCTCATGCCACACAGGGACCCCGAGCAACAGAGCGCGTAGTGCGGCGCTACTCGCCCACGTCACTACCTGCTCTGCGTTCGCCAAATCCTCCTCGATGGAGGGGCCATCGATGGGCTCTTTACCTGGATGCGGGCGGATGCGACCACACCCAAGTTTCTGTTGACACGTTTCAGCCCAATTGTCCGGGCTTTGGATTTCGTGCTCGCCGATACCGCGTTGCCCCAGGATAATGGTTTCAGTGCCTCCCACACGCCAAGGGGCCAAGTTGACGTTGAGTTCATCCCAGCGACCGTGACCCCCGACAACCCACTGACCGCCACCCGCGTGGTGCCCGATTGCAAGTGCATACCAATTCCCCCCTCTCCACGTCTTCCCCAGGTAGCCGTTCTCTGCCACCAGCACGCGCGCTCCGACATGCTCGAAGCGCCATGCTTCGTCGGCGCCGCGATGAGCGCGATTCCAGATCACCAGCACGTCCTCTTTCATCGGGTCTTGGATGTCCGCTTTGATCCTGTAGCCCGCACGGCTCAGCCCCACCTCAAAGGCAGACTTGCGGTAATGCAAACCATCCTTCATCACCACCTGCGCTCTCATGCTGTGACACTCGAAAGGGCTTCCTCCAAATCCACCAAGGGCCAAAAGGGTAAAGCTGAGCGCGGGGTGCAGTTCAAAACTTCTACCTCCTTCGGCAACTCTTCAAAGAGTGTTGCGTACCACTCAAACCACCGTGTGAAGATTTCTTCCCCCGCATTTCGGAGGGGGTCAGGGTGCAGTCCGTGCCAGTGCCCCTCCCCCCGCATATCAAAACCGCAGAGCAGGATACGCCGCGCCCCAGCATGCACCGCGACGTGGATAGATTGGTACCCGCTATTGCCTCCCGTCCGCACGCAAGTTGGATCAGGATCAAATCCTGTTCGGCCCGTTTGCTTCAACAAGCGCAAATCGGGAATGGTGTGGAAGGGGGCGTCAGCCTCACACGTCACCTTCAATCCAGGGAAGTCTTGAACCGCTTTCTCGTAGACGCTCCACCACCGCGCATCTGCCGCGTAGATCATGTCAGCCCAAGGAGCGAGTCGAAACGTGGTGTTGATGGCAATGGTCGGGATCGCGGCGGCGTGAATCCTTTCCGCCACTGCTCTCGACATGCTGGGGCCGCTGCCAAGGATCGCGACCGTCTTGCCTTCCCACATGCGGGGTACGGACCACTCCATGACCTAACCCTTCTTCCCTGCGGGTCCTCGTTCTCCACGTTCGCCTGGGGGACCGTCCTTGCCATCCTTGCCATCGGTACCCTTCTTCGTCGCGAGCTTCCAATCTTCGGTGGTGCCGGGCTTGGAAATCGTGCTGCGCTCGCAATGCCACAAGCTGCCACCGTAGGTCACTGTGTCGCCCTTCTCGAATGGGCCTTCACGCCACACGCCCTTGTATATGAGGACGGGAATGACTGCCGCTTTCTTTTCCACCGTGCCGTCGTTGTAGACGAATGAGAACGTGAACTTTCTCGGATCGTCGGAATGCTGGTGCACGTCAATCATCGACACACCACGAACGATGAAAGACCACCCGGCCTCGATCAACGAGTCACCGTCATGGATAGGCTCGGTGTTGCGCACTGCTCGCACCAGCCCACCACCCCACTGGGCAACGGTTCCTCGTGGGTAGCTTCGCTTCTGATCGATGGCTGGCAAGATGTCCAACTCAAATGCATCCCGACCAGGAGCACCATCCTTGCCATTGACCCCGGCGTCGCCCTTTTCGCCAGGAGCACCCTCCTTGCCATCGATGCCTTCCCGACCTGATGCACCATCCTTGCCGTCGATGCCATCCTTGCCGTTGATGCCGTCGATACCATCCTTGCCGTCGATGCCATCTCGACCTGAGGCGCCGTCCTTGCCTACGATGCCAGGGGCACCGTCTTTCCCATCGAGCCCGTCTTTGCCGTCTTTGCCAGGAGGACCAGCTTTACCAACAAGTCCATCCTTGCCTGCGATGCCAGGAGCACCGTCCTTACCGTCGAGCCCGTCTTTGCCGGCGATGCCAAGAGCACCAGCTTTACCGACAAGCCCATCCTTGCCGTCGATGCCATGAGCACCATCCTTGCCTGCGAGGCCGGGAGCACCATCCTTGCCTGCGAGGCCAGGAGCACCGTCCTTGCCTGCGACACCATCTTTACCGTCCTGGGGAATGGGTATCCCATCAAGAACATCCGTGACTTGTTTGAGGACATTGACTGTGATCTCACCAACGCTCGCATCCTTGCCTGCGATGCCAGGAGCACCATCCTTGCCGGCGATGCCAGGAGCACCATCCTTGCCGTCGATGCCGGGGGCACCGTCTTTGCCATCTTTGCCATCAACCCCATCCTTACCAGCGAGGCCAGGAGCACCATCCTTGCCTGCGATGTGAGCGCCGTCCTTGCCGTCGAGCCCATCCTTGCCATTGATACCAGGAGCGCCGGGTTTTCCAACCAAACCATCCTTGCCGTCGATGCCAGGAGCCCCATCCTTGCCATCAAGACCATCAACCCCGCCCTTGCCATCGATGCCTGGGGCACCATCCTTGCCATCCTTACCAGGGGCACCATCTTTGCCGTCGAGCCCATCGGTGCCGTCCTTACCGGGCATCTGAACCGAGGCTTCAAGCAACTCCACGCGCTTGGTGATCCCTGCAACAGCGCGAGTGATGAACAGACGCGCCGATGCGATAACGGCGTCTGCAAGAGCATCAATTTTCTGCATACGCTGCCTCTGCAAATTTGAAGATCAAAGCCACCGCAAGAGCGTTTGACGAAACTTCGTCATCGTCCTCACCTGTCGTAGGCTCAGGAGTGGTCGTGGGAACTACTGCTGGTGATGCCGGTGTGCCACCCCCAGCCGCAGCAGGATCGGGTGGCATCGTCCGCTTGTCCAACTGCGCCAAGCTCCAATTCTGTTGTTGGAGGTAGGGCGTCTGACCACCCGCTACGGGCTCAAGGTTTTCCCGCAGGCGCGCTTCGTTGGGCGACATCCAACCCGCACCAATGGCTTTGCCCCACGCATCGAACCGTGACGACGTGTCCATGCGCAACAACCCATCCAGGTCCAGCTCCACGCCATACTCATCGGGGAGGGAAAGTCCTTCATCAAGTGCAAGCTCAAGCGACTCGATATGGGATTGAAGCGTCTGTGTGTAGTAGGACTGGGTGAGGCTGCCGATGTTCTGGAACGTGGGGTTGGCGCTGCCGATCATGTGCAAAGGCACATGGAAGCACCGTGCAACGTCTTCCACCGTCCACTTCAACTGCTCGATCAACTGTGCATCGGAGGCGGGGATCGTCATGGGCTCATACTTGAGACCGTCACCCAGCACTGCAAGACGCCCGAGCTTAGAGCCAGCGAAGTTTTCCTCGAACGCTTTCTTGAGTCGTTCGGCAGTTTCATCTTGAATCACACCCGGAGCCGTCAGCACGCCGCTGGGGCGGCTCATGTTCTCGAAGAAGGCCGCGCTGTTCGCTTGGATGCGGATGCCCTGTGTTGCACTGCTCCCGCAAGCATAGATGGGGCTCACCCCGATCAACGGGTGCCACAGTGCAGGCATGCGGTCATGAATGACCTCGCTTGCAGGCACGATGACTGCCTGCTCCAACTCTGAGATGCGATCCACGTTGAGCTGGTAGAACACAGAACCGTCGAGCGCGATCTGCGGAACCACCAGCCTCGGGTCCAGCACGTACATCTCTGCCACCACGTTGCGACCATCGCGCCGCTTGAGCACGTAGGTATTGCCGTGCATGAGCTTGCTCATCATCCAGCACGTGAGGAACTGGATGCGATTCTGATAGTGGTTCGGCTTGCGGAGCACAGGGTTGAAAGCGGGGGACTCTGTCGTCTCCTCCCAAACGCCGTCACTCCGCTCCATCAGCTTCAGGCGCAGCTTGCCGATGTCATTGGCAATGAGCGTGATGCACGCATACACCGCGCTGAAGGCGAGGAGATTCCGGTCGTTGTCGATGACTACATTGCGTTGCCACGCACCCGCGAACGACTCGCGGATGAATCCCAGGAACGTAGACGAGGATGACGCGGGCACAAGCGAGCCCCCAGACCCCGACACGCTGATGGGAGCGACGATGCCCTTCGTTCCGAACCAAGGCAGTTTCATTTTGTCGGCCCCTTCAGGAAGTTTCGTAGGAGGTGACCCGCGACCCTTCAGTCGTCTGAGCGCAAGTCACGCCGACGGTAGGTGCCCTTGGTGGGCGCTTTTCCTGGGGTGAGGACCTTTCTGCGAATTGTGGGCTTGCTGGAAACAACGGGGGGTAACTCCGGTTCCTTGTCGATGCCATGATCGACAACAGAAGCGAAGCTCATGGAAACCAGATCAGCAGCTTCCTCGGGGGAAGCGGTGAAGGGGTCTCCTCGGAAGACAACCTTTCCGTCTCGAAGCTGACGAGCTTCGGCACGGAGATGAACCTTTTGAACTTGCGGCATGGATAACCCCTTGTTGGGAAAAACACCCCGGGGGCGCGGCGAAACC